CTTAGCACTGGGTTGAGGAATGGCCGCCCCTTGATGCCTCTGCGTTTTATTGACTTGGCGATGTTGTACGCCGCCGCGTCGATTTCGTCAGCAGGGATGCCGAGTGCTTTGTCGATTGCCCACTTGCGGATCGCTGCCACGTGCGAAGGACTTGGGTTGATACTCCGGAAGCTAAACGGCGCGCCCCTGTTGACACGCACGCCATTGACACCGTACTCGACGAACTTCCAGTACGACGCCATCTCCATCGCTACCTGCGCGACCTTCTGCTCGACAGGCAACTCCGCGAAGCCTACCGACTGACGCAGGTTGAGCGTAGCCTTGGCGTCAACGCGGTCGATGCCCTCGACAGTCAACTTGATGACATCTTGCATCCACCTGATCAGAGCCGCGTTCACGTCGGGAGATTTAGACAGGCTGAACTCCTTGGTGACGTCAGCGCCGATGCCAAGTACGTCGCCCTCTATCTCCGTGGTAAACTTCATGCAGGTAAATATCGCAACGCCGAAATCTATGCACTACGGCATCGCCTTCATCAGCAAGAGCGCGTTCATGAACTCCCGCGCAGGCATATTGAAGACCTGCTCCATGCGCAGCGGATCTTTCCCCGCCATGCGGTAGACCACGCCCACCCAGCCGTAGTTCGGCTTCTTTACGCCTTGGCCGTTGTCATCTTCCTCTCCTGCTCCGTCAAAGACTTCCGCATAATCGTCAACAAAGGCTCTGAAAGCTGCAAAAAAAAAGCGGCATAACCCCAAACATCACCCATGTTCATTTGCAACATCGCCTCTGCGCGCTGCTTGTGTCCCTTGCCGTCGTATGCCTTCGGCCACCACTTCCACACCCTGCACTCTCTCGATAGCGTCGCCAAAATCAGGTGCAAGTTGTCGATAACGCCCTGCTCGCTGGTCATGTCGTAGGAGTACAACTCCACCAGCTGCCCCGCGCTGATCTCGTCGATAAACCACTCGAATTGATACCACTTGCCGGCGACCTTGGCGTTACGCTTGGCAGCCAGTGACGATAGCGATTTGCTCGCAGCGTTTATCTCTCCGTAGCGCTTGTTGACCTCTGCGATCGTCATCTTCTTGACCTGCTCAATCGGGATGCAGTCAAGAACGGCGATGACGCCGATCTTTTTGTCGCTGGTCGTGTAGATTGCGTTAGCCTCAATAGACACAATTCGCTGAAACTGGTCGACGGTGATTTTGTTGAGGATGCTCATGATAGCAGCTTTTGTATTTTCTCAAACGTCGCCTCGCTTTGCGTCCACACACCCAGACCGTGTGAGTGTTCGAAGTTGTGCTTATACCCCTCCAACTCCGCGAAGAACTTGCCAACGTCGTGAGGAAAGCTGATCGTGTCGTGGAATAAAACAACGCCATCAGGGTTGAGGAATGGCAGCCACGTCGTGTAGTCGTTCTTAACCGCGTCGTAGGTGTGCAGGCCATCGATGTGTAATATGTCGATCTTCTTCTCCCAGCGCTTGGCCACGTCGTCGAAGTAGCCTTTGATGAAGTACAGGTTCTTCATATTCAACGTCGCCCGGAAGTTTTCGCGCAACCCCATGACGTGGTCGTAGGTGCTGCGCCTCCCTGCATGTTCGTCGCCCTCAAATGAATCAATGCCGTACACCTTGCCGAATCCAAGCACCGCAAAGCAAAAGGTCGAGAATCCGTAGTCAACGCCAAGGTCGACAGTCACCTTCGGCTTAAGTGCCTCGGTTAGGTTTATCGCAAAGTTTCCGTGTCCCTCCCACGCGGTAGGCTTGGCAAGGATCATCTGATAAAAGTGTTTGACTGCGTGCATGGTGCAAATTTACTACATGATGACGTACCTGCCTCCAGCGTTGGCTGATAGCTTGTTGAGCGCGACGTACCTAACCGCGTCGATGGCGTGGTTGTACCTGTCAATCGGCACTCCCAACGATGCACCTGTCTTATCCGTGTCCCACGTGTAGTTCCTCAACTCCTTGATGAGATTGGTCGATTCACGCGTGACCAGTATCGGCTGGCGCTTCAAGATGTCGATGCTGTTGCGGATGCTATCCGCGCCCTTCGTAGCCGGGTGAATGTTGAAGCCAAGGCGATGCACTTCTTCAATGCTCTTGGGTTCAGCACTGTCTGCGATGATAGGCCACGACCTGCCGATTCCCAGCTTGCGTAGATGGTCAGCAATGTCCTGATTCGTCAGGCCGTTTTGGTAGATGAGTTCGTGCAGAAGGATAGCGCTGCCTCGCTTGTAGACCGCCACCACCGCCGTGGGATCGTTGGTGTACCCCCAGTCCAAACCGATGGCTACCAGCTTATCCCCAGCAAAGTCGATGTTGTCCACCTGTTGCCAATCATCAAAGACCACGCCCTGCAATGATCCGACCTCACCTAAGCCGTAGACCTTCCACCAGTTCGCCCAGTACGTCGATGTCGCCGCCTTGACCTGCGCCGCTTCGATGTCATCGCGGATCGTCGCTGGCAGCGCCTCGTTGTCGCGGTAGGTCAGCACGATCAACTCACTGTCTTGCTCGGCTAAGACCTCCGTGTGCGCCCAGAACTCCGACACCGGGTTGAAGTCGATGTAGATGGCTTCGCTTGTTCTGATAGCCAGCTGATGGTACGCCTCAAACTCGATGTTGTTGGCTTCGTTTATGTATAGCACCTGCCGCCGTGCGCCGCGTAACTTAGCCTCCTGGTCTGCGCTGAAGAATTCAATCGTGCTGCCGTTGGCGAAGGTGTAGGTTAGCAGCGTCTTGTTCCAGCCTTCGTCACGCCAGCGGTTCGTCCACTGCATGACCTTGCCAAAATCCTTCATCGCACCACGTCGCAGGTGCGGGATTGATTCAGATACGACGCTGATCTCGGTCTTGGCCTTGGCAGCTATGTGGATTAGGACTGCGAGGATGGCGATTGTTTTTCCGTTCCCCCACCAGTTGCCCAGTGGGGGTCAACATCCAGCAGATGTCCCGCCCTGAATCACCTTCTTTCGGGCGGCCACCTGCCGAATGCGTTTTATCGCTGTTGTGTACTTGAAACTCAATCCGATTGCTTAATCTTCTCAATGTAAACCACCGCATCCATCAACTCCTCTTGCAGATGCTGAATCCACTCAATGAATGTCAGGTCATCGCGCTCCATTGTCGTGCCGTACTTGCGCTTGCCCTCCTCGGCTCTTGTCCTAAATTGGTCAATGACTGATTCGACTATCTTGTCACTCACGCAAACAAAAATTGATGCAGTTCCTCCACCGTGCGGCAAATCTCCTTCCCATCATTGTCCCACATCTGTAAATCCTCACGCCTCCCGAAGTCCTTCTCGTACATCCACCAACATAAAGTTTCGTATTGATGCTCATCAAAGACGTGCTTCAACAGCAGGTCGATGACTTCTTGTGCGCTCTCTCCAAATTCGGATAAGTCGATGCCAAGTTTGTAGGCATCCATTTTACGCTTGTAATCCGTATCTATAAGGTTCAGCAGGTGTTGTAATTCAGGTAGGGTCATAATTATAAAGGAAATAGTTTGAAAAGAAAAAAACAAATTTTATAGGAAATTATAAAACCAAAAGTAGCGATAATAGTTATAGAAATTGCTCTTACCAAAACTTGTATAAGCGTTTCTATAGTTTCGTAAAGTACGCGTTTGATGTCTCGTAGAATCATAGGCCGTCATTAAATAGCGGCTGTTCGATTTTGACTTCAGCTTGTGTCTTATCAGCCAAGCCGTTGAGGCGCTGCGTGATGCTCGTATTGTAGATGCCAGTCATGCCGCCCCTGATTTGGTCAGCGCGGATCGTGGTCTTGATGCGCGTACAGATTTCCACAAATTTGTCGTATCTCCCATCCGGATTGGTGAAGTATTGGTCGATGCTCTTGCCGATTCCCTGCTCATAGCAATAGACTTGAAAGCCCTCAAACGTCAGTGGGTTCTCACGCTCACGATGCACTTTATCGGCCTTGACGCCAACATAGTCTTCAACCAGTACAGGTGTTGCCTTCGCTTTCTTGCAATAGTCGGAAAACGCCTCCCACATTTCGTCAGGCGTTTCAAAACTCGGTGGTCTGCCTGCTTTATTCATGCCTCCATGTTTGTAACGATGTCAATGATCTTTTCTATGACCGCGACCTTGGCGTGCATCGCGTTGGGTGCTGTACTGTCTTCGAGCGAATCGAGGACGTTTGACAGGTTTGTCAACAAATGTCCACGATCCTGCCAGTCCAATGCTCGCGCGTCCTGTTCGATTGTGATGTCGGGTTGGTGTGTCATATCTATAAATATCATTAACTCGCAAATCGTGCGCGTGATTCCTGTGCGTCCGCCATCATCTCCTGCAATCGGGAAACCGCGCATGATCCGCACCACCAGTTCGTCCGTCCGTAGCCGTTGGCGTTGGCCACATTCTCCAGCATCGCGACCTCGCTCGGCGACAAAGACATGGTCTGCGACGCGTAGTAGCCGTCGAGTTTGTGCTTTACCGATAGCACCTGCATTGCTTCGTCAAGTGTCATTTCTCCGACAGTTTAATGATCAGCACCGTCAACCCGGCAGCCGATAGGCCGACCGGTATGGTAAGCAGCCAGTGCAGGTTGGAGGCTGTGATGGTCAGCACCACCCCCCACCAAATTGCGAGGCAGGTCAGGCAGGTCAGCGGCTTGCATTTCGCATAGCGGTAGTACCACGCTGGCAGGACGTTATAGCGGTTCATCGCCAAGGCAGTCAATGCCGCCAAAAGCAAGATGGTAATCAGATCCAAGTTCATGTTTTAATTTTTGTTTGCAGTTGTTGATGGTGTATGAAATTGATCGCCAAGGTATCTTGGTGTGGCGCTCGATGAGTTTCTTGTTGCCCAGTTCGAGCCATAGGAGGAAAAGCTGCTTGTCGTAGGGGTAGGCACCGGCTTTTGCCCAGCTATCCATGACTTTGAGCGCGCGTTGAAAAATCGCATCAGGCCGCTCATCATACGGCTCATCAGCTGCTTCCAGCTGTATCTCGCTGATTTCCTCACGCAGCTCATTGTGTCGGAAGTCGCGCTGAAATTTAGAGTTGCGACTTCGGTATAGGTTGATAGCCATTCGCACGACGTAGAAGTTGAGGTAACCTCCTGCGTGCATTGCTTCAATCTTATCGGCTGGTTTTTCATATAAGCGGATGACAAGTTCATGTTCGAGGTCAGGCGCAAGGTCAGGCGTTGCCAGTTGCCGCGCTATCTGGCGCAGCTTGCCGCTTGTGTAAAGCGTTAGTATGATCGTACGTGCCTCCACATTGATCGCAAATATACATAGTATTCTTTGGCATTATGTTATGCGGTTCGTAGCGCTTAACTTCTTTCAGCCATGGGTACATCTTCATCGTGGATTGCAAGACGTAGATGACCTCCAAGCCGTGGTGTACTGTCGAGTGGTGGCGGCGCATCAGCTTGGCTATCTCCATCAGCGTCAATTTCATTTTATGGCGCATGAGGTAAATCAGGCAGTAGCGCGCTTCCGCGACTTCGCGGTGGCGGTCTTGGCTCTGCATCTTACGCAGTCCAACGCCTGTGCGCTTGGTCACCTGCTCCGCGTAGTAGTAAAACTCACTTTGTCTGTTCATTGGTTGGTGGTTGTTGGTAAAATATCTTTATATCGCTGGTGTATTTGACGTTTGTGATGAACGTCTGAATGACATTCATTGCATAATATTTGTATGTTTTCCTTAGTATCTTGACCTCCGTTGCAGACTTCAATAATGTGATGCGCGACAAGATGCAGTGAAGGATTTAGTTGACTTAACCATTGTTTATCACGACTGCAATTCCAGCAAAAATCACGCATAGATTCATTGACTAATTTAATTAGCTTCTTATGCTCTGCACGATTTTGATTCTTTTCATTTTCAGGTTTTTTAACCCAAGCCAGCCATTTGTCGCATTTTGGACAAACACATTTAGCGTAGTGTGCTAAATTTTCTGTCTTGATTATTTCACCAAGTGTTCCGCATATTTCGCAAATCTTTTGTTCGTCTGTTGTCATTCGTTGGTGGTTGATTTGTTGATTGCTTTGAGAAAGTCATCGAGTGATCGGACGATGAAGTATTTGTATCCGGCGGATTCAATCTGCATCTGCCAAATCTTCTGCGCCACGTTTTGCCGCCCTGTTTCAGTCTTAAACTCCAAAGCTATCAGTCCTGTTGGCGATAGGTAGAGCATATCCGCGACACCTGCACATACACCCATGCCCTTCATCACTGCGCCTTGATAGCTGTTGTTGCTGTTGTTGTTCACCGCAAAGAGTAGTCCGCGCTCTGCTTGGTAGTTATTCCAGTGATAGACGAAGCACTGGGATTGAAGTCTGAACTCTGTAGACATGCGAATAGTGGTTGGCCGTGATCGTTTTTAAGTTCCTGCAGGAAGAAGAAGTACCCCATGCGGTAACCGCACAAATTTAGCAATTTCTTTGCGGTTTGTTTGTCCTTGATGATGTTATGAAGCACCCAGTGCAGCTTGATTTTCTTAAGCTTAATCAATGCCGCCACCTCTTCCAGTGTGCTTTCCTTCGCCATCTTTCTAAAATCGCTCGAATTGTATTTGTCGCTAATCTGCAAAATGACTTCCTCACCCATCTCTCCGACTTTTACCGGCAACACATAGCCGCACGCAGGGCAAGTCGTCAGCGACGTGTGCATCATATACCCGCACTTCCTACAGTTCTTCTGCGGTGCAATGCCTTTGCTTTTCTTGGCTTTTTTCTCCAGCATCCAAACGCGGTCAAACTCCCACGCCTTGTGCTGCTCTCTGTTGTTGCCGAAGTCAAGTATGGTAAACTCCTTCTTTGTAGGCGTTACCCGGCTACCCCTGCCGCACATCTGAAGGTATAGCGGCAGTGACTTTGTCGCACGATAGAGGATTACGACTTCAACATTCGGATCGTCGAAGCCAGTCGTTAAGATGCCGCAATTACATAGGATGCCGTTTGCACTGTTTTTGAACCACGCCAACACCTCGTGTCGTTCATCAGGCTTCATCGTGCTATCGAGATGCCTCGCTGGCAGTCCTGCGCCTTGCAGTTCGTCGCATAACTCCTTGCTCGACGCGATACTTGGCGCAAATGCCAGTGCCTTCTTTCCGTTGCAGTAAAGGAGGTAGTTGGCTATGACACCGCGAAAGACTTTCTGCTTGCTGTACGCCGCCCCCAGTTGCGCCGCGTCGTAGTCGCCATTGTAGGTTCGCACTCCTGTCAGGTCTACTGGCACGCTGTACGTCGTTGGCGTTGCGAGGTAGCCGTCGTCTATCAACTCGCGGATAGTCACAGGATCGACGATTTTCGTGTAGAATTCCTTGAGCGCCTTTTGGTTGCCCTCGCGATGCGGCGTTGCTGTTGCGCCTATTACCGTTGCCTTTTCCGGTATGTAGGCAAAGAGTTTGTCAAAGCTGCCTTTGTGCGCTTCGTCGATGATTACGAGGTCGATGTCCTGCATCATCTTTTCGTATTCTGCCTTTGCCATTCGGCGGTTCAGCGATTCAATCATTGCGATGTAGCATGTTGATGCTTGCAGTTTTGCTTTGCCTTGCTTGATGGCTATTGGTGAAACGTCAAAGCGCGTCAGTGCGCCGTCGGTTTGCGTTAGCAGTTCAACGCGGTCGGTGACGATCAGCACCTTCTTTCCTTTGCTTAGCGCGGATTGCACCATAGCGCTGAACATGACGGTCTTGCCGGCACCTGTTGGCGCGCAGAGGATCACGCGCCTGTTGCCTTCCCCAATGGCAACGCGCAGCTGCTCAATGGCTTTTTGCTGATATGGTCGAAGTGTAGTCACTTGTAGTTGGTTTGTAGTAGGTTTTTTGCAAGATAAGTTACTACAAAAAAACGGCCTTTGCAATATCGTGGAGGGCGTTTTTTGCATTTGTAGTAAGTGTAGTAAGACTTTTTTAATAAAAAGAGTGTGTATTATATGATGACGATATGAATAATATTCACGCACATATAGGGTTTCAAAAGTGCGTTTGTAGTAACTACATCTTACTACAAAATTGGAGGAATGTACGTTTCCAAGTCGCTGGGGCATATTTGCCATTTTTTGATAGGACACTTGCCTGCTTCCTCCCTACGACTTTGCTGAATGTAGCCGAGTGCTTTCAGCTGCTGGCCAAGCTTATGGAGGCTCAACGACTGCCGTGAGTTCATGTCGATGTATACTTTTATCTCGCTTGTGGTCATCCACTTTTGCACGTTTATACTTGGCGGCTTGAAGTACTTGACGATCAACTCGCGCTCCAAACTTGGCTGTTCATTGTCCATCGTGTTGTTGTTTAGGTACGCCGTGTCTTGTGTATCCAAATACCATGCCTTCGGATTTGCCTTCCACTCGTTGTAAAGCTCAACCCACAGGTCTATTTTGTCGATGGCTTCGTAGCTATCCCAGTCAATGCTGACCACGTCAATCGGTACGATACGTCTATTGCCAGTCGGGTCGTTTATTATTTCGGCTTCGTTTGATGTGCCGCACAAGACTGCTATTCGTCGCAGTTCTTCATGCACTTTGCCGTATGGCTTGCGTATTGTAAACGTCTGGCGGCTGGACAGTTCTTTGAGCTTCTTCGCCTCCTGCTTGCTCTTTCCGCCAAATTCATCGTCGCACAGTATTATCTTCTTGCACATTAAAATTTCATCATCCTTTCCGGCATCGAGTTTTGATTCGCCGTAATACGAGCGCAGTTCTTCGGGTAGCAGGTATCGGAAGAAATTGGTCTTTCCGATTCCTTGCGATCCTGTCAGCACAAGGCAGATGACGGAGTAGTCGTAGTGCATGGATGCGACTACGCCATGTAGCCATTTTTTAAGGAAATTAGCGACGTAGAAGGGATCATGACCTTTTGCGTGTATGCAGTCCACCAACTGGATGAAGTTGCCTCTCGGTTGACGTGAGGCGTGTTTAGCGAAGAACTCTGCAAATGGGTTATATCTCGCTGTATTCTCGGAGTCGATAATGTCAAACACGAGTTGCTTTTTTACCTTTGATCCGTAGGCGTGAACAGCTTGCAAGTAGATTGTGTTCAGCTCTCGGTCGGTCACTGGCTCTCCTGCTTTCTCGTAGTTGCGTGTGACTTCATTCATGCGGATGTTGATGCCTCCGATAAATGTTTTCAGAGCGTCGAGCATCTCGTCGGCGCTTGGCTTTTCAATGTCTTTTTCTTCCAATGCGAAAGCCTGCGTGACGCGTTCTTCTACATCTTCAAGGCCGTCTACTTCGGTGAGGTAGCTTATGGTTTCCTTACGTGCGTCGTCGGTAGACCTGAATCCACCAGCGACGCCAACGCGTGCGCGGTTAATCAAAGACATGCGTTCAATGCGCTTTGTCTGCTCGGTCTGCGTTTCTACGCCAGCGGCGCGTGCCATGTAAACGAGTGTCGCAAATGTTATCTCGCGTCGCGATGAGCGTTGCAACTCTGCGTATTTGGCGTCGCACTTCTGCGCGTTGTACTTGGCGCTCATCTGCGACAGTGTATGGAAGTGATCCAGTCCTTTCGGATCGTCTTTGTACTTGCTTATCAACGCGCAGCCGACTCGATACCAGTCTTGATAGCCTTCGCATAGGTTTATGTTGCGGCTTACTATTTGCGCAATCATGTAGTCGCTATCTGATTCGTTGCCGACGTACTGCGCACGCACAGGCGCTGATGGCTTAGGTAGGTAATCTTTGAAGCGTGCCGGCTTTTTCTCTGCGATGTATAGGTCAGGATCGTAGCTGACGTAGCGCAGGCGCGTCACGTCTTTGCATGCGCGGTCTACTATCAACTCATATCTGTCGGCGATACGCTTTTCAAGGCCGAGGTATGCATCGAGGTGTCTGTTTGGATCAATCGGGAAGATAGCGCAATAGCCTTTTCCCCCTGCTGAACGGAACATGGCGTATAGCAATGGGTCGTATCGCAGCTTTGCCGCGCCTTCTTCGATGTTTGGGTTGTCCTGTTCGTCTATGTCCATGCATATAAAGCCGCTATGCTGTATCAGCTGATCGGACTTGCGCGCTTTGAACTCTCCGCTCGTTGTGAATGCGGGTAATTTGTCTTTGGTTGTCTTGCCGGTTCGATATGCGAGGATGTGATCCTGCCAGCGGCCGTCTTTAATGTTGGCCAGCACGGTGTTTAGGTCGCCTGAATTTATCGGCGTTGTATTGCGGTGGCTATCGAAAATTGATACTTTGATTGACATGAAGACTGTTGAATTTATGGGTAGAAAAAAAGCCCCGACTGTTCGCAGGCAGTCGGGGCAGGCCAAGGTAGCGGCTTTGCTTACGTCAATGCTCAGCTGCGAAAATGAGCATCAACTCTGATACAAATATACAACATTAAGTCATATTGCGACCTCGCCTGTCGTGTTCATCTGCAACTATCCGCATCGCGTCAATGACCGAGTTGTCCATGTACGTTGCGGCAATCGCAAGGTCGTAAAACAACTGCACCAGTTCAGTGGCAGTCAGGTCGCAGTTGTCGCTTTCAATGCTGATCCGCTTGCCGTCGATTTGCAGGCTTAGCTTTAAGCCAAGGTCAGAATGGGAGGTCGTTGCCATTGTCTGCGATGTTTAGGTTATTGTGCGATTCCGCTTTCGGCTTGCCAGCGTAGTAGTCTGCGCTGTTCGGCGATGGCTGTTGCTTGACCTGCACGTTGCCGGCCAAGAACTCACCCTTTGCGCCTTGCTTGCGCCACAGTGCGACTTGATATTCTACACCGTTCAGGAGTAGGTTGCCCTTCCATGACGGTGCGTTGGCATTGTCGGATTGGTTGGTGAAGACGCTGATGTCGCCCTCTTTCTTTTGGTATGTACTCATAATGTTGTTTGGGTTTAAAATTTGTTTTGGTTTAAGGTTGTAAAAATAGGGTTGGTTCATTGTAAATGTCGCACTCATTCTGGAAGGCGGCGTCGTGGAAGAAGTCCAGCGGCGTCTGATCCAGCCATGCTTGAGCAACTTCGCGCTCGGTATCGGTCATAACTGCCTTGATGAAGTCAAAGCGGTCGTTGTCCTTTACGAACTTGAAATGACCGAGCGTGGCGTCGAGGACGTCGATGCTGCCAGCGTGTTCGTGATTCCAATCGTGCGCCTCGTATTCGATGTGGATTATAGGTTCAATGAAGCCGCCGTCGTGCGGGATTGGGTAGAAGTGTTTGAAGGATCGTTCTCTGGTCATGGGTTGGTTTTGTTTAGGTGTTGGTTAACTTTTTCAAGAATCAAATCACCGATGTACTTGCGGCAAATGTCAGCGGTTTGCTGCCGATTGGCATAGGCAGCGGCATAGGCAGCGGTACGGGCAGCGGCATAGGCAGCGGCAGCGGCACGGGCAGCGTCAGCGGCATGGGCAGCGGTATCTAATTCATCCCGCGACGCTCTACCCTGGCCAAAAGCTATGGCAACATCTACGGCTTTAATACTGCGCTCGTCAGTCATAAGGTGTCGCACCGTGTTGGCACAATGCGCCTTGGCAAGGGTCAGCGGTTGTAATTCGACGCCGCATTTTTTTGCCAGCCATAGCAGCCAATCGCCACGATGGCAGTCGGCTACGACCTGTTCAATTGTTTTATCGCCAGCCCAATCAATGGCGGTCTGGCAGGCATTAACGGAATGGAGGTACTTTTTGAAGGTTTTCATTGGTTGGTTTGGTTTAGTTTGGACATCATTGCGACGCACTTGGTACGCTCTTCGGTCACGCCAAGGTTGTAGGCGTTCTGCATGTCTTGCAGTGC